TAACAAATTGAGTACAGACGGTCTTTTAGCGAATGCTAGTTGTGACTTTACTGCTACTTCTACAGTAACAATTACAGAACGTACATTAACTTTGGAGAATTTTCAAGTTAATTTATCTTTATGTAAAAAAGATTACATCACTTCTTGGCAATCTGAAGAAATGGGGTATTCTGCAAACAAAGTTTTAGCTAAATCTTTTGCTGATTACTTACTTGCATTCGTAGTAGAGAAAGTTGCTGCTGCTATCGAGGTATCTATCTGGAATGGTGTTAATGCTACTGACGGACAAGTTGCTGGTATCATGACATTATTAACTGCTGATGCTGCTTTGCCTACTGCAAATGAAGTGTCGGGGACAACTTTGTCATCCGCGAATATTTTGGCTGAGCTTGAAAAGTGCTACAATGCGATTCCAGCTGCAGTATATGGTAAAGAAGATTTAAAAATCTACGTATCTCAAGCTGCTGCTAAATATTATGTAACTGCTTTAGGTGGTTTTGGTGCATCTGGTTTAGGTGCTAATGGTACTGACAACAAAGGTATGCAATGGTATACTAATGGTTCTTTAACTTATGGTGGTATTCCATTATTCGTAGCGAACGGATTAACTGCTAACCAAATGTTAGTTGCTCAAACTTCTAACTTATTCTTTGGTTGTGGTTTGTTAAACGACGCTAACGAAGTACGTTTGATTGACACTGCTGAAACTTTAGGGGATGACAATGTAAGAATCGTAATGAGAGCTGGTTACGCAGTTAACTACCACTCAGTTTCAGATATCGTGACTTACGGAATCACTAATGCAGCTAACTAAAAACTAGCTAATTTTTAATACTAGGGGAGGGGAAAAAACTCCTCCCTTTTTTTATAACTAATTAAAACTCAAACAGATGGCATGTGATATTGGAAAAGGCAGATTAGAAGAATGCAAAGATCAGGTCGGAGGACTTAAGGCTGTGTATTTCATCAATTACCAAATAGCTCGAGCGGACGTGACGTACGATGCTACAAATACAGATATGATTACAGCAATTACTAACGTAGATGTGTTGTACAAGTATGAATTAAAAGGAGTAGACAATACTTTCGACCAAGATGTAGTCTCTGACAGAAATGCTGGAACTACTTATTTCAGTCAGAAATTAAACATTAGATTGAAGCATCAAGATATTTCTACACATAAGCAAATTAAATTATTGTCTTATGGACGTCCTCACATCGTGGTACAGACTAATAATGACCAATTCTTCATTATGGGTTTAGAGCAAGGTGCTGATGTTGTAGGGGGTACAATTTCAACAGGTGGTGAAATGAAATCTGCTTCAGGATATTCTTTGAATTTCGTAGCAGATGAAAAAGTACCTGCTAACTTCTTGAATGCGTCTACATCTACTGCGATGTTAGCTTTATTTACAAGTGCTACAATGGTTACTTCATAGCCTAAAATAGTTCACTAGGCTAAGAGGGGGTGTCGATTAAGTTCGGCATCCCTTTTTGTGTTTAAAACAAAATGTAATTCTTTAAGTTATATATACATGATAGTATTAGAGCCTATAGCGACATCACAATTAATCACAGTTACTCAAAGGTTAACTGACCTTGGAACAATACCTAGAGCGAATAAATTACAAATTACAGACGAAGAAACAAACGTATCTAGGGTAATAACATTAACGGCTACAGCTCCATACGATTACTTTGATAATATTACCTTAACAATTAATCCAGCATTAAAGGAAGGACATACTTATAAGGCTGTATTATACTATAATACTATAGATAAATACACATGGAAGGGTAAAATCTTTTGCACTGCTCAAATTACTACTTCATTAGGTTTTGAAGACGTAAGAGATTATAGTGTAAACGATGGTAAATACATAGAAAATACAACAACAAACCAATTTATATTAAATGACTAGTAACCACGTTATAGAATTATCTGCATATACATCGCCAATAGTTACGGAAGATAAGCGTAATGAATGGGTAAACTATGGAGAAGATAATAATTACTTTCAATTCTTAATCGATAGATATTCGAATAGTGCGACACATAGTGCTGTTGTGAATAATATTAGTAGATTGATTTACGGAAAAGGTTTGAGTGCGTTAGATGCGTCTAAAAAGCCAAATGATTATGCTCAGATGTTGACTCTATTTACAGCAAATGATTTGCGGAGAGTTATACAAGACTTGTATTTATTAGGTCAAGGTGCGTTTCAGGTACATTACGATAAAGGACATAAGAACGTAATTAAAGTTTACCACATTCCTGTGCAGTTATTACGACCTGAGAAGTGCGATAAAGACGGTAATATTGTAGGATATTACTATTCTGATAATTGGGAAGATCCAAAGAAGTTTGTGCCTAAAAGATTTGATGCATTTGGTGAGGGTAAAAGTGAGATTGAGATATTAATGATTCAACCATATTCTGTAGGTGCAAAATACTTCAGTAGAGTTGACTATCAAGGTGCCTTAGAATACACTGTATTAGAAGAAAAAATTAGTGAGTATCTTATTAATGAAGTTTCTAACGGATTCAGTCCAACGACTATTGTAAACTTTAATAATTCTATACCGTCCGACGAGCAAAAAGATGAAATTGCAAGAAGTGTTATAAGTAAATTAACAGGTTCAACAGGCAAGAAAATTGTAGTTTCATTCAATGAAGATGAAGCTAAAAAGACTACGATTGATTCAGTACCTTTGAACGATGCACCAGAACATTACCAATACTTATCTGACGAATGCAGAAGTAAGATTTTAACAGGTCATTGCGTAACATCACCGCTTATATTTGGTATTGCTACAACCACAGGATTTAGTGCAAATGCAGATGAATTAAAGAATAGTGTGATATTATTTGACAACATGGTAATAAGACCAAAACAAGAAATATTATTAGAAGCGTTAGATAGTATCTTGGCATTTAATGGTGTATCATTAAAGTTATTCTTTAAGACTTTACAGCCTTTAGAATTTGTAGACTTATCAAACGCACAATCTACTGAGCAAGTAAAAGAAGAAACAGGCGTTGAAATGAGTGCTGAAGACCATATCGAATGGATTGATGGACACGAATACGTATTAATAGATAGTAGAGAGGTTGATTATGACTTAGAAGATGAGTTAGATGCTGAATTAGAAGCATTAAATTCACCAAAAAAAACGTTATTATCTAAGATTGTTAACTTAGTTTCTACAGGAACTGCAAGAGCTAACATAAAGTCAAATCAAGATGGGGCTGTTTTTAAGCATAGATATAGATATGTTGGAGGAGTCTCTGATAATACTAGGGAATTTTGCAAGGGAATGATTAAAGCAAACAAAATATATCGTAAAGAAGATATTCTTTTAATGGGGTCACAAGCAGTTAATGAAGGTTGGGGACCAGAAGGAGCAGATACATACTCAATTTGGCTATATAAAGGTGGTGGGGATTGTCACCATAAGTGGATGAGAGAAACATATCTTAAAAAGTCAGATGCTAATTCACCACTTGCAAGAAAATACACACCTGGTGAAGTTAGAAAGGCTGGCGAAATTGTACCTTTAACTGATAAAGATAAAAGCGGTAAACAAGTAAATGACAAACGTGTATATCAAAGACCTGTTGATATGCCGTACAATGGATTCTTACCAACAAATAAACGATTCAACTAATGGCAGAAGCATTATTAATAGGGAAAACAGATTTACAAGCGTACACAGCATTAAATGGTAATGTAGATTCTGACAAAATAATACCCTTCATAAAAATCGCACAGGATATTTGGTTATTGCAATACGTAGGGACTGACTTAATGACTAAGATTAAGTCAGACATTACAGCAAGTACATTGAGTGGTAACTACGCTACGTTGGTAAATACGTATTTAAAACCGATGTTGATTCACTTTACTATGGTAGAATACTTACCATTCGCAGCTTATTCAATTTCTAATAAAGGACTGTACAAACATAGTTCTGAAAATGCTGAAATTGTAAGTAAAGAGGAAGTAGATTATTTGGTTGAGAAAGAAAAACGTATTGCTGAGAATTACGCACAAAGATTTTTAGATTATATGTGTGTAAACTCTTCACTATTTACGGAATATACAAGCAATGGAAGTGGAGATGTATTTCCTCAAAATGGTAATTACTTATCAAATTGGTATATATGATTAGAGAGGTATACAAGCCTAAACAAAACAAT